CTGGGGCCGGGGGCGGGGGGGCGGAGGAGCGAAGGAGCGGAGGAGTTGGCCGAGTTTGCTGAGCAAGGACGGCCGAAGCAGCGTGCGGCGATTGAGAACGAACTGAAGCGCGACCTCGACGCATTCCTGGATGAGCAGCAGGAGCGGGTGGTGGAGGCGGTGGAGCGCAACCGCGACCTGGCGGACGACGACGCCTTCTGGGACCAGGAGGAGGAGCGGTTCCGCCAGCGGTTCCTGAGTCGGTTGGTGCAGGCGGTGCAGGAGCTGATCGGCCTGGCGGCGCAGGACGCGGAGAGCGAGGTCGGCGGCGGGGTGGACTGGGCCGGGGTGAACGAGGACGCCGCGGCCTGGGCGCGGGAGTACGCCGGTGAGCTGATCAAGAACGTGACGGAGACGACCCGGGCCAGCGTGCGCCAGGCGGTAGCGACCTGGATTGAGACGGGGGCGGAGCTGGACGAGCTGACGCAGGCGCTGACGCCGACCTTCGGGCCGCAGCGGGCGGAGTTGATCGCCAGCACCGAGGTGACGCGGGCCTTCGACGAGGCGAATAATATCACGCGCCAGCGCATCGGGCTGCCGAGGACGGAGTACAGGGCGCCAGCGCACCCGCGGTGTCGGTGTAGCACGCATCCGATGCTCTTGGATAACGGAGATTGGGTGATTGTGTGGTACACGGCCAGGGACGATCGGGTCTGCAAGCGGCCGCTGAGCACGCCGTGGGGTCGCGTGAACGGCTGCCGCGGGCTGCACGATATGATCGTGGGCGCGGAGAAGAAGAAATATTTGGGGAAGCATTTGAACGAGGTGCGCTGATGGAGATTGCAAATCTGGATGAGTTTCGCCGCCAGCTGGAGCGGCTGCGCGAGGCGCTGGCGGACGAGGCCTCTGGCGGGATGATGGACGAGATGCGGGATACGGTCCACCGGGCGCTGCTGTTGCTGGGCACGTACGCGGCCGATTACCCGCCGCAGCCGTCGGGCAGCAGCTATCGGCGCACGCGCACGCTGGGGCGGGTGTGGACGTCGGCGCGGCCGCAGGTGACGGTGAGCGGGCACGTGCTGGACGCGCGGATCAGCAACGCGACGCCGTACGCGCGGAGGGTGCAGAAGGAAGGTGAGCAGCGCCCGGTGCATCGCGGCCGCTGGCAGACGGTAGAGGACGTGGTGAGCGAGCACGTGAGCGAGATCGAGCCGATGCTGGTGCAGTTTGGTGTGGACGTAGTGGGGAGGGTGGCCGATGCCGTATAGCGAATGGGATGAGGTAAATAGTGCAATCAAGGGCATAGAGCCGCGGGTGACGCTGGAGCAGGCGAATCTTATCGCGGAGTGGGAGGCGGGGAGCTGGGGGAAGCAGGAGTCCAGCGCGGCGGCGATCGCGCGCTTCAAGGAATTGTACGAGGTGGAGGATGGGCGCTGGGTGAGGAAGGATCAGGAGGCCGCCGCGCGTGGATTCCTTTTCACTGAATTCCAGGAGGGCCAGCCGGTCGAGTTCCTGCGGGTGGGCACCTTTCGCGACGCTCACGGGCGCGAGGTGGAGATCGCGCCGGAGGACCTGGACGCGCTGGTGGCGAACTTCGAGGCGGACGCGGCGGGCCAGGAGGTGCCGATCGACGTCGATCACGAGAAGAGCGAGGCGGCGGGCTGGGTGATGGAGGTGTGGCGGCGCGGCGACCGGCTGCTGGCGCGGATAGACTGGAACGCGCTGGGCGAGGAGCTGGTCGGCCAGCGCGTGTATCGATACCTGAGCGCGACGATTGACACGGCGCGGCAGGTGCTGAAGTCAATTTCATTGGTCAACTTCCCGGCGGTGAAGGGCTTGCAGCCGGTGGAGCTGGCCGAAGGAGGATGGACTATGGAGTTGGAAGAGGGTTTGATTGAGCGCATCGTCAGCGCCGTGCGCGGCGTGTTCGAGCAGGTCGAGGACGATGAGGGACAGGTTGATGCCAAGGATCAGGATCAGAATAAGGAGGAGGATGTGGCTGAAGTGACGGACGAACTGCGGGAACAGATCCGCGAGGAGGTACTGGCGGAGCTGGAGGAGAAGGAACGCACCCGGGCCGAGCTGCGTGAGGAGGAGCGGGAGAAGATCGAGGCGAAGCTGCGCGAGGAGCGGGAGACGTACACCGAGTTGCACGTATTCGCCGAGGAGATCGACCTGGCGGCGGAGCCGGAGACGGTGGCCGAGCTGATGACGCAGATGGACGAGGAGAACCGCGAGGCCTGGCGCGAGGTGCTGGAGGCGGGCTACGTGGACTTCTCGGAGCGCGGGAGCAGCCGAGATGGCAACGCTGGCAAGGCCGAGCTCGACGCCCCGTTCAAGGGCCAGGTCCGCGAGTGGATGGATGCCGGGCGTGAGTTGGCGGAGTGGTTCGCTGTGAACGAGGACGTTGTGGGGCCGATGGATGAGTATGACGTGACTGAATTCGAGGAAAGCGAGTGACCTTCGGGCACTCTAGCAACAGGAGGATATAAAATGAGCATCACATCAGATATGCCGCTGAGATTCTTCGGCGATCCGGTAACAATCCGCTGGGTTGTGGACAACTCCAGCGCATACACGATCTATAAGGGCGAGGCGGCGGTGCTTGATCAGACTGGCGATACCTCGTATGTGATCGGGCAGCAGCAGATCACGGTCGCGGCTGCGGACATCTGCGTGGGCATTGCTGCCGAGCAGAAGACCGTTGCGACCGACGACCGCGAGGCTGACAATATGATCGAAGTCTATACCTGGCCGACCATCATCGGATTCAAGAGCACGGTCTTTGACCTGACCGATCTTGAGGCGGCGGTGTACCAGAGCGATGCGGGCGCGCTGACGGCCACAGCGGCGGACAATCCAGAGATCGGGACGGTGTTCTGGGTCGATGACGGTTATGTCTATGTCAAGCTGAACACGCCGATCATCTGCGACGGCGCGTAGGCTAGGTGAGTGAGGAGATAAGGAGGATACGATGATTGGAGGAAATGTACCGAAGCATCTTGTTTCGGGAGCGAGGACGGGATTTTTGACGGCGGTTGGCGACACCGAGATGCCCTGGCAGCGCGTGGCGATGACGCACAATATGGACGAGCGGAGCCACGACCTGGTGGACCTGGGCGCGGCGCCGATGCCGGTCGAGGACAAGGGCGGCAGCATCAAGCAGGACTTCATCGAGAAGTCGATGGAGGTGACGAGCACGCCGTGGGAGATCACGACCTGGGTCTCACGCTATGCGCTGGATGACGATCAGACCGGCAGCCTGGGGCGCAAGGTGAAGGCGGCCGGGGAGAATTTTCAGCGTCACATCAACAACCGCGTGTTCACGGTGCTGAACGGTGGCGACAGCGCAACGTACGGGCTCTGCTACGACGGGCAGCATTTCTTCGACAGCGATCACGCCGACGAAGGGGCGGCCTACGACACCGATCAGGACAACGAGTACACGCTGGCGCTTTCTCTCGACAACTTCGAGACGGTTTATGTGGGCGCTCAGGGGTTCGTTGACGATCAGGGAGAATATGTCAACTATCCTTACGATCTGCTGGTGTGCAATCCGAGCAACGAGCGTACAGCGGCGAACATCGTGGGCAACGAGTGGAGCTACGACAGCGCCAACCGCGAGCGCAATCCGTATGATGGCAAGTTCGATTACATCACCAGTCCGCAGCTAGACACCTCGGCCTGGTACATCACATCGTCTGCTATGAGCATCAAACCGCTGATCTTGGTGATGCGGATGCCACCGAGAATGTTAGCTTCGTGGTATGATCCGAATCAGCCTGCCGGTGGGCGCTACTACTTCAAGTTCGGCGCGCGTTACCGCGTGTTCTACGGCGACTGGAGACTGGCCGTGCAGGGTCAGACCTAGAGATGAGGGTGTTCGCCTACTGCACTGAGTCGGCGAAACGGGCGGTGGGGGCGGCGACGGGAACGGAGCCGCTCACATCGCCGCCGACGCGGGCCTCCACGTTCGATCCGCAGTGGCTGGAGGGGTACGATCTGCTGTACTTCCGGCTGCACGGCAAGCCGGGCAGCAGCTCCTGGTACAACGACGATGGCGTGATGGCGCTAGCGCCGATCCAGGTGCAGCGAGCGGACCTGGACGGCGCGGTGGTGGTGGCGGCCAACTGCTACGGGGCGGAGAACGCGCAGATGATGGAGGCCTTCTACCGCTCCGGGGCGCGGGCCGTGATCGCCGGGCCGGGTGAGAACCTGGCGGCGGCGGAGCGGGTGGTGGGGGCTGATCTGCTGGTGCAGTGGGTGAGGCGCCTGATGCGTCTGGGCGCTGGCGTGGAGCGGGCGTTGCAGGTAGCCCGGGTGAGACTGAAATTGACGGGCTGGCGGGCGAGCGATCGCGACGCGGCTCAATTCGCGGTGATCAGTACGTATAGGAGGGAGGATAATGAGGATGAAACTGTGGCATAGAGTTGCGGTAGTGGTGGCGATCGCGTTGCTGGTGGGGACTGGCGTGGTGGCATATCTGGAATCTCAGACGGAGTATCAGGTGATGAGCATCAGTGGTTACGCCTTCCGCTTGGAGGATGGGGAGGGCACGGAGATTTTCAGCGTGACCGATGCTGGCAACACCACTGTAACCGGGACGCTTACTGTTGATGACATTGTTACTTTCAATGCAAGCCTTGCCACTTCTGGAGATCTGGAAACGAGCAGTGATCTTGATGTGGGAGGATCGTCAACGCTGACTGGCACACTTGCCGTTGGTGGCGATATCACGATGGAGAACGATGAGACCCTGAGCAACAGCACAGACGGCGTGGTGCAGGTCGGGGGTTTCACAGCGTTGAGCGAGGGCGCGGTTGTGGAAGCGACGGCGGCAGGTGAGATTACACCGCTGGCGAGCTTTCAGCCGATAACGTCCTCAGCAGCGATCACTGACGCGACGCTCGGCGATGGCAGTGTTGCCGGGCAGATTCTAATGCTGACCAACGAGAACGCAGGAGACAACATCACGATCTTGGAAAGCGGAAGCAACCTCGCCGCTGGCGGCGACATTCAGCTCGATGGCGGCAACGATGACGGGGTCATCTTGCTCTGGACAGGCGACGAATGGATCAAGATGGCTGCGTTTGGCGATAACTAGGAGGGGTTGGTTGATGTCAAAACGCTACAACGTGCGAGTGCGTGAGGATTACCGCTGGCGCAAGGCGCGCATCTCGGGCCGCGAGTTCACCAAGGATGTCGAGGTCTTGAGCGAGCAGTTTATTAACGACGAGATGCGGGCCTCGCCGCTGCTTGTGATCGAGCCGTTGAATCCGGAGCCGGTGCAGGTGGACGCCACCGACGCGGCCAGGGAGCTGGCGGAGGAGAATGGAATCGAACTGTGGGCGCTGGTGCCGGGCAGCGGCGAGGAGGGGCGGTTGCTGGTGAGCGATGTGCGGGAGGTGATTGATGGATCAGGTTGATCTATTTGAGGTGACACTTTCGCTTGATACTGCCGAATATGTGGCTGGCGACCTCTTGGCCGACACGCAGGAGATTGCCAACGTGTTCAAGACTGTCACAGGACGCGCGGTATTGAAGAGTTTTGCGCTTCTTGACGAGGACGACAACGCAGGCGCGCTCGACGTCCTGTTTCTGCGAAGTAACACGTCTATGGGCACGGAGAATGACGCGTTCGCACCCGATGATGGTGATGCGGAAGAAATATTGACTGTCATTGAGGTGGCGGCTGCTGATTATGTGGACTTCACCAACTCGCAAATGGCAGTCAAGAATGAGCAAAATGCCGGAATGGGCGTGGTGCTGGAGCCTAGCTCCGGGACTAGTTTGTACGTGGCAGCAGTCGCACGCGGGACAAACACCTACACCGCAGCGGGCATTGTGCTGAAAGTCGGCATAAAGCGAGCGTGATATGGCAATCGGGAGCAATTCCTACGGCAGCGTGGACGAGGTGGAGGCGCTGACGCTGCGCTATACCAACGACGGCGATTATGACGCGACGACCAGGCCGACGCTGACGCAGGTGGAGACGTTCATCGACCGCGTGAGCGCCATCCTGAACGTGCTACTGGCGCAGGCGGGCTTCGAGGTGCCGGTGAGCCAGGCGGACGCCAAGCTGGCGCTGGACGACTTCGCGGTCGACCAGGCCGCGCAGCTCTGCCACGCGGCCAACGGCGCCGGGCCGTACGCGCCGGGCAGCACGGAGCTGCGCGGGCGGCGCGCTCGCTCCGCCATCATCGAGGAGGCGGAGCAGTTCATTTCGAGTCACGCGGCGGGCCTCGAGGCGCTGGGCGCGGAGCGGGAGCGGGCGCTGACCGACGGGCTGGCGTGTCGGACGATCGATAACAATGACGATGAGATCGAGCCGATGTTCGAGCGCGAGGATTGGGAATGATGAGCCGTTGTGTGGTGGTGCTGGGGACGGGCCGGAGCGGCACCTCCGCCACGGCGGGGATGCTGCACAAGCTGGGCGTGGCGATGGGGGAGCCTTTCGTGGAGGCCGATGAGAATAATCCATACGGCACCTTCGAGGACGCGCGGCTGATGGCGCTGACGCGGCGGGTGATCGGCGGCAAGGAATCGGTGGAGGCCTTCCAGCCGGTCTTTGCCGCTCTGGCGGATCAGCCGCTGTGGGGCTTCAAGGTTCCGGCCTTCGTGGAGATCGCGCATCAGGCGCTGCCACTGTTACAAGCGGTTTGCGACGCCTCCATTGTGACGGCGACGAGGCCGCGGGAGGCGTGCGTGGCGTCGTATATGCGAGCGTATGGCGCGGAGCACCACCAGGCAGCGCGCTGGTATCGGCGGCGGTACCGGGCGCTGCTGCAGATACTGACGACCTGGATCGGTCCGACGCTGAGTATGCGCTGGCAGGTGACAAAGACCACCCCGATGCTCCAGGCGGTGCGACTGGCGAAATTCGTTGGCTTTGACGATGACGAGGACGCAATCAGGCGAGCGAGGGAGCACATCAGATGAGCGATGCGGCGATTCAGGGCTATATCCAGGATCTGATCCAGGCGGACAGCAACTTCGCCGACGACGACGTGACGCTGGGCGATTTCCGTGTGCTGGACCGGGGCAGCGCGCCCTACGCGGTGGTGCTGCCGGGGGAGATCGTCTCCGCGAAGCGGAGCGGGGACTATGGGCAGGTGAAATTCGTGTGGGAGCACACGGTGGAGGTTTTCGAGCGTTTTATC